TTATCAGGTTTTGAATAATCGTTTACAAAAAGTATTTCCTGAGTTAAACTCCAACCCAAGTCCAAGTAAGGCTAGAACAAAAAGTAGACAACCAGTTGCGCCAACTACAGGCGGTTCATCTTATAAGGGCAATAGAGTGCGTATGTCGCAAGATCAACTTAGGATGGCTCGTGAACTTGGAATTACAGATGAATCAAGTCTTAAAAAATACGAGGCTGAAATCAAACGTCAGCAAAGGAGCCAGTCATGACTGAGAAAAGAAACGTGCGAGCAAACGAAACTCGATCCTCCATGCGTGATGAGCAATCACGCCCAGATACTGCATGGAAACCACCATCATTGTTGGATGCACCAGAACCTCGTCCAGGTCATACCCAACGATGGATAGCTACCTCGATTCAGGGTAAAGAGACTCCAGACAACGTGTACAAACGTATGCGTGAGGGATGGAGCCCACGCAAAGCCGATACTGTGAAAGATGCGTTGTTTCCGACAATCAATCATGGTCAATGGGCTGGGTCAATTGGAATTGAAGGAATGTTACTCTGCGAAATGCCTATTGAAAAACATAGGCAGATGAAAAATTATTATAATAATAAGAGCGTAGAGGCAAACCAAGCAGTTGCAGGAGATCTTGATGCGTTAGGACGAAAAACAGGACAACCAATCTATCAAGAACGGAAGTCCACTTCGAGCCGTGGCAGGGATATCTCTGTTATGGAAGATTAAACTTTACGCTGAAAGGAGCGAATAATGGCTAATGTTGATGCAGCCTTTGGGTTTGTCCCAGTTCGCCATATGAGTGGTAATGCACCTCGCACGAATAAGTACACTATTGCTAGTGGTCTTGCTGAGAACATCTTCACAGGTGACTTGGTAATTCTGATTAACACTGGTTTACTTACTCCGCACACTGCAACAGAAACCAATAACATTGGTGTCTTTGCTGGGGTTTCTTATACCGCATCAGATGGTTCATACGTTTATAGTGAGTATTGGCCTTCAGGCACTACTGCTACAGACATCGTAGCATATGTATATGATGACCCATATACTGTGTTTAAAGTTCAAAGTGCAGGAACTCCTGCTCAGACTAATATCGGTAATTGTGCTGATGTTGTTGCTGGGGCAGGTTCAACTGTAACTGGACAATCTGGATTTGAAATTAGCGGAACAATGGCTGCAGGTATTGCTACCTGTAAAATCATTGGTCTGTGGGAAGGTCCAGACAATGCATTCGGCGCAAACGCTGTCATGGAGGTGCTTATTAACGAGCATATTCTTGGCACGAATGTTGCTGGTATTTAAGGAGGGTATGAAAAATGGCTATGAATAGAGCACAATTTGCTAAAATGCTCGAGCCAGGACTGAATACTCTTTTCGGTCTTGAATACGACAGCTATCCACCAGAATATGCAGCAGTCTTTTCTTCAAACAGTTCAAGTAAGGCTTTTGAAGAAGATGTATTGTTGCAAGGTTTTGGCTCTGCACCAACTAAAGACGAAGGTGCGGCAATTTCATATGATACTGGTAGTCAGCAATGGACTGCACGTTATCAGCACGAAACTGTTGCTTTGGCATTCTCAATTACTGAGGAAGCTGAAGAGGATGGTCAGTATGGTTCGATTGCATCACGCTATACTAAAGCACTCGCACGCTCAATGGCTTCTACTAAAGAAATCAAAGCTGCGAATGTTTTAAATAATGCACAAACAGCTGGCTTCACAGGTGGCGACGGTGTTGTACTTTTAAGTGCATCTCACCCAACTACCAGCGGAGTTCAGTCTAATGTGTTGGCAACTGCTGCAGATTTATCTGAAACTTCACTCGAGTCTATCCTTATCCAGATTGCGGATATGAAAGACGACCGTGGACTACGGATTGCTGCACAAGGTACACAGTTGATCATTCCAACTGCTTACACTTTTGTTGCAGAGCGTTTGTTAGAATCACAGCTTCGCACAGGTACAGCGGACAACGACATCAATGCTATCAAATCAGGCGGTTATCTGCCGAAAGGATATCATATTATGCGTCGTCTAACTGACTCAGATGCGTTCTTTGTTCAGACAGATGTTCCTGATGGCATGAAAATGTTCCAACGCTCGCCTATGAAAAAAGGCATGGAAGGTGATTTCGAAACTGGTAACGTGCGCTACAAAGTGCGTGAGCGTTATTCTTTCGGTGTTACTGACTGGCGTGGAGTTTTCGGCACAGAAGGTGCTGCATAATAAAATACTGAAGGGGAGCTTGCCTCCCCTTCTTATTATCAACTTGACAGCGCAAGCTGACTCTAGCCACGACAAGGAGATACAACATGGCTAATACAACTTTTACAGGAGCAGTCCGCTCCGAAAACGGATTTAAGGTAGTATCTAAAAATGCTACAACAGGTGCATATACCGATGTTGCTTCTATTGCCTCAACAGGTATTGTAACAAATAAATATGTTAAGCACGTTGGCTTTGCAACAGGTGTAACAGTAAACACCACAGCAGGGGACAGCCCGACAATCGGTGAGTTTACTCAACCTGCGAACACAATTATTACTGACATCAAAATTTTCTGTGCCACAGCTCCTGTTATTGGAACTGGGGATATTGGATATGAAGTTGGGACATCGTCTTCTGGAGCACAAATTGTTGCTGCTGTAACAGATGAGATCTTAGATGGTGGTACAACAGTTGTTCTTGGTAATGTAACCACAACAACTCTTGTTGCGCAGACACAGAGTGGAACAACTGCTCCTGCTTCTGTTCAGTATGCAAGTGCCGAAAGAACTATCTATTGCAACATCACTAACACAGTTGATGCGACAACAGCTGGATCTTTCACATTCATTATTGAGTACGTTCAAATTGCGTAATTTAATTAATCTAGGAGGGGACAACTCCCCTCCTTACATTATAGGAGATTAATATGGGCGTACAAACAGACGTACAAGTCAAGTTTATAGCTGATGAAAATGCAGCTGACCCAGATCGGCTTGTTACAGCAGCTAGACCGAATACATCAGCAACAATGGCAGCAACTACCTTCGTAGGTGGCGGTGCTAGAAACGTAACAGTAACGACTACAGGCACTGGCGATAACGAAAAAACTTGTACCATTACTGGGACAGATGTTTTTGGTAATGCAATGACTGAAGTAATAACATCCACAGGATCTGCTGAAGCAGTGGCTGGTGCTAAATTATTCTTAACAGTTAGTGCAGTGGAATGCTCTGCCCAATATGCTGCAAACATCACAGTAGGATCTGGCTCACTATGTGCGAGTGAAGTCGCTGGTGGTGGACGTACTCGACTAAAGGGATATTCTATTGTCTCAGCAGGGACAGCAGGATTGGTAGACTTTTTTAATGGAACGCCAGATACTGGCTCTACTGTATTTAAAGCCCAAACGATTGGTACAGATAATACGACTGTAGATAATACTATCCCAGATGAAGGTTTGTTATTTAAGAGTGGGTTGTCGGTTAAGTATACAGTCGCAACAGTTGTGTTAATGAACGTATTTTTTGCATAAGGTAAATTTATGGCACTCTCAGGAACAGTAGCATTTAGACCAGACGTTGAGGAAGTAGTAACTGAAGCCTATGAGCGTTGCGGAATAGATCCGCAAACTCGCACAGGTGATCAAGCTGTTTCCGCACGAAGAAGTCTAAATTTATTGTTTAGCGAGTGGGCTAACAGAGGAATTAATTATTGGGCTGTTACCCAGAGAACTCTTACCCTTGTCAATGGCACAGCGTCTTATACACTACCAGCAGGAACAATTGATATTATTGATGCTGTTATAAGAGAAGGCACAAACGATCAGACAATAAATAGAGTATCAATCGCTGATTATAATCAAATACCAAACAAGACCACAGCAGGTAAGCCAAGCCAGTATATGCTCGATAAGCAATACACTCCAGTTATTTACTTTTGGAATGTACCTAACACAAGCACATACAGCATGGTTTACTGGGCAGTAAATCAACTTGATGACGTTACATTGGCAAATCAAGATACAGATGTTCCATATCGGTGGAGTGACTGCATATCAGCAGGGCTCGCTGCAAAGTTATCTTTAAAATACGCTCCTGATCGATTTCAACTACTAAACGAATTGTATGAGAGATCTTTCAGTTTCGCTGCATCATCAGACAACGATGGTGTGAGTTTACGAATACAACCAACAGCATTGAATTTGGCATAACATGGCAAAATACGCACGAGGCAAAAAATCATATGCGATAAGCGACAGAGGTGGTCAGAGAGTACGCTATACTCAATTAAAGACTACTTGGGATGGCTTGCGTGTTGCCCCTGATGAGTGGGAGCCAAAACATCCACAGCTCACTCCTGCCAAAAATATTATTGATGCACAGCAATTATTTCAACCTAGATCAACTGGGCAGAGCCAAGAAGACGTTGTAATTTACCTTGCCCACACGTTTGATCCTTTTATCCCAGTACAAGAAAGACCTCCTATTGGATGTCCTGGTCATGGCTTTACAGGATCAATAGACAGAATAGATTTCGAGGCTTACCCAGAAGTAACAGGTCAAGCAGGTACAGGTGCAGTTGGCACTGAAACACTAGAAATGTCTATCAATGAGGCAGGTGTTGCAGGTACTGGTGGAGTTGGTGTCGAAATCCCAGTCGTAGAAGTGACAGGAGTTTCTGGTGGTGGAGGATCTGGTAATGTCGGTGTCGAGGCACTTAATCTTTCAATCCTAGAAAGCGGAGTTGCAGGTACTGGTGGCGTTGGGGCTGAAGTGCCTCAAGTTAATGTAATAGAAACTGGAGTGGCTGGTACAGGTGGAACTGGAACTGTTCAGTCTGGTTCTATCATAGTCGATCAAGAATGGGGTTCTGGAACTTACGGTTCTGGAACTTGGGGTAATTAAATGAGTTACACAACTTTAGTCGCTAACATACAAAACTTTATGGAAGATGATTCGACAGAATTAACTGCGTCTATTGACACAATAATCGCCCAAGCTGAAGAAATGGTCTTCCAGAGATTGGCTAATCTGCCTTGCTTTAGAAAGATAACGACAGGCAATCTGGTTGTTGATACTTTTGACTACACGGTTGCCTCCGCAAGAATGATAAGACAAGTCTCCGTAACTGACGCAAGCGGAAATGTTGATTATTTAAATCATAGACTGGATTCTTATTTAAGAGATTATTGGCCTAAGTCGGCAACAACTGGAACGCCAATAATGTATTCAACTAAAAATGCAACGACATCAGGAACAGTCATTACACTTGCACCTACACCAAGTGCAACTCTTGCATATCAAGTTGATTTTATCGCTCCAGAAACTGGTTTAAGTTCAAGCAATGCAAACACTTGGATCGATACAAATGCTCCTGCTGTTTTACTGGCAGCAGCACTTTATGAAACTTCTGCTTTCCTTAAAGCTGGAGAAACGCTAAAACTATATAAAACGCAATTTGATGAAGCTGCACAATTATTTGTTCAAGAGATGCAAAGAGATTACGCAGCAGAATATAACGGAGGTTTATAAATGGCTATATCACAGGCAATGTGTACATTGTTTAAAAAGGATG